TCTTTACGAATCTCTTGTAAAGGAATTGACGAAAGCTGTTGTTTATCAGCAAGAAAATAAAAAAAAGGTTGTTCTCGGAATGCTCAAGGAGAACTTCCACAAAGGGTCTCCGCTCCACGAAGATCTACAACTTTACAAGTCAATCCTAGAAAACAAAGACAAGATGACCAAAGACTTCACAGACCGCTTTCTCGTTGAAACAAAGAAAGATTATGATGCTCTTGATCGCAAGTCTGTATTCAACGCTCAAACCAAACTGATCAATCAAATCAACAAGCAACTTGGAACAAATGTCTTTGCAAATTTCGTGCCAAACTACAAAGAGATTGCAACTGTTGGTTCGTGGTTCCAAGACAACAAGTCTACAGCAAAGAACCGTCTTATCATCGAGACCAAAGTAAAACAAATACTTGTCCCATCCCAGAAAGAAGAGAAGGAGATGAGACACATTGATAACCTTACATATAAGACATTTGTTGGGAAGTTCAATGAAACTTACAAGAATACTCTCCAAGAGAACCAAAAGAACCTTCTCACGAATTACATAACATCGTTTTCAGACAATGGTCTTGGGCTTAAAGTTTTTATTAACGAAGAACTCCAAGTTTTAAAGGAAAAACTCTCCGAAAAACTCTCGGTAGGCAAGGACACCTTAGAAGAAAGAAAACGCGTTCAACTCCAAAAAGTCTCAGTAATATTGGAAGAATTTACTAAGAAACCATTGGATGGTAAAATGGTTGAGAAACTATTTTATATTCAAGGATTGGTGGAGGAAATTTAATGCCTGTAAATATAAAAATAAACAAAGACATTGGTGTTGACGTTCAAACACCAGCAGAAAGAGATGCTGGACGGGTTGATGTTGGCATTGATAGAAACGTCGGGATTGATGTGAGACCAACCGTTGGGATAAAGATAACCAATAACAGCCTCTCAACATACAATTTTGATATGCTAGCTAGAGAGTCTTTGAACGGAGACATCATGATCTTCGAACACAAAGACATCGATATCGTTATCATGCAAGAGAAGAAGAAGGTTGTTGCCTTTGCAAAAGAGGTGTTGAATGACAATGTTTATGGTGCTGAGAAAAGATTGTTTGATCACCTGCGTAAGACTGGTATCATTCGATTTGATTCTATTCAAGGCGGGAATGTGTATGGCTCGATGGAAGCTATTGTATTGGATTCTAAGAAGTACGACCCAATGAAGTCTGCTCTAGTTCAGATATATGAATGGTGTAAGAGTGAAAAGCCCAGCAACGAGTTCCTAGAATCTCATGACGATATGATGCAAGACAAAGTGTTAAACCCTGATGACGAACACGCAACAGAACTTGGAGAAGTTCCTCATGAGGAAGAGAAGGGGTCAATCCTTCAAAGAAACCTTTTCGCACCATACTTATATGGTCGCTACACTTATTAGTAAATTTTCTACTGGAGGATAAAAATGATAATAAGAATTATTAAGAAAAAAAACTTAAATGAAGAATTTTATATGTATTCTGATGTGGACCCAGAAAGAATAGCAAACAATGACAGAAAATACAGCCCACCCAATCCTTTAACCGAATTAATAGTCAATGAGATATTAGCAAAGCTAGGAACTAAGCCTCCTGAGAAGATGCAAAGAATTAAAGCCTCCGGAGCTGAGGGGATAGTCGTATCGCTAAATGATGATAAGGTAATAAAAATTTTCCATAGTTTAGACAATGCTGCCAAAAACCTTCCCCTGGTTGGCCAAGAATATTCCGGAACAGCCAATGTATCTGATATGGGTACAATTGAATTAAATACAGAGGTTGTCTATCACAAAAGAGGTTCTGTGCACAACAAGAAGACTTACAAAACACCGACAAGTAAACTATGGTTTATTATAATGCAAAGAGTAACCCCTGATGACCACATTTATAAATATGTAAATGTAGCATGGGACAAGATCAACAGGATTACAACAGGTAATGCGCCAATGTTAAAAATGTTTTATGACCTAGAAATAGAGCCTTTGAAAGCAAGAATCGAAAAGATCTTTCGAGAAGTCTTAGAAACCGCCGGTTCAGCTTTGAATGCTAAGCTAGCAGCTCAAATATCGACGGGAGCCATATCGAGTTTTGGAGACCTAACTTTAAAGCAAGTAAGACAGCTTGATACAGCGTACACGATTTATCGGAAACAACAAAAAGGCAAGTTTGTAGTGGCTACGGACAATGAAGGCACACAAGGTGTCAATTTAAAAAAATTATTGTTAAATGCAATGGGCTCCGAAAATGATGTTGCTGATGCAGAGAAAATTTTATCTGCTTTTGCAAAATATCCAACTCTGCAAAAGAAAGCTCCCAAAAAATCAAATCTCAAAAAGAATAAAGATGCCACTTTAAGTCAAGATCTAGAAGAGATTTTCAACCTTATTAAAAAAATTAGAGTAGACCAAGGGCTAGATTGGCAAGATATTCATGAAGAGCAATTTGGAAGAGATGCTGATGGTAATTTGGTCGGATTAGACTTGGGAGTAAAAGATCCAAACTTAAATCAAAAAACAGCAAATGCTGAATTTAGTAAAAAGACATACCGTGTTAATATCGAACGTATGAGTGATGGAGTCAAAGCAAGTACTCCTATGGCTAAATGAGGCTAAAGTGGAATTAATATACTTTATTCTTGCCTGTTACGGCATGACCTTTATCATTGTCCATGGAAAGATCTTCGAAGATCTGAGGCCTGAAAAAGATTATACCAAGAAATGGAACACACTATTTCATTGTCCGCTGTGTATGGGCTTTTGGGTTGGTGTATTTATGTGGGCGATAAACGGATTTACTGAACTATTTATGTTTGAATATTCATTGATTAACGCATTTTTGTGCGGCTGTATCTCTGCTGGTACATCATACATTCTATCTATGTTAGTTGATGATTTCGGTTTTAGAAATGGAGTTAAGAATGACCAAGAAAAACTTTTGGATTAAGAAATTTACATTGCAGCCTGTGAGACGTTGCTGCTCAGGAAGCTGACTCGAGCGGGTAACGCCCGCTCTTTTATTTGGAGAATTAAATGTCAAAACAATTATTAACAGAATTTCATGAACTTTGCAAAGATGGTATTTGTCGTGATCTTCTTTCCGAGAGAGAAAAGAGAGAGGTTGACAATGGTACTGTTTATTTGTCTGGTCGTATTCAAACTGCTGATAAGAAGAATGGAAACGGAAGATCCTATCCCTATAAGGTATTGAAGCGCGAAGTTGACAACTATAGCAAGATTGTTAAAGATAATCGTGCATGCGGAGAGCTTGACCACCCTGATGACTCCGTTATCAATCTTAAGAATGTCTCCCACATCGTCACAGATGTATGGTGGGAAGGTAAAGATGTTATGGGCAAGATCAAAGTACTAGATACACCTTCCGGTCGTATTCTCAAGGACTTGATTAATGCTGGTGTTAAACTTGGAATATCATCTCGTGGTCTTGGCTCTGTTAAGGAATCTATGGGCGGAGTAACAGAAGTTCAAGAAGACTTTGAACTTATTTGTTTTGACATTGTCTCCGAACCTTCAACGCCAAATGCTTATGTATACCCCAAAGCACAGCGTGGAATGTACGAGAACAAAATTAACGAAGCCAAAGAAAACATCGTTGATGATTTATTTAAGAAGATCTTAGAGGATTAAACAATGAAACTTACAACTGAACAAATAAGGCAAATTATTGCCGAAGAACTACAAAAAGTTCTAATGACAGAGGGAATACAGAATCTTGTAAGATACCCACAGACCAATGGCTGGGAACTTTATGCCAAGCTTGTTGCTGATGCTTACAAAGCGGCTCCTTTACATGATGAAAAAGCTGTTGAGTCTTTCAAGATATTGGGAGCATTCTATGAGAAGATGTATCCAAAGATCACTAGAAAAGCTGTGAAGCCAAGACCTGTTGACTATCACCCTTACGATGTTGGTGGTGGCGTTGAGGATACAACTTCCGTGCATCGCTTGAGAAAAGACTATAAAGACACTGGAGGGTTTGAAGTTGCAAGAATTGATTCGGAACACCCTGTGTATTCTCCGGATGAAAACGTAAGAGCTCGTGTTATTCATGACTATATGTCTCACATACAGCCCAAACACGCGGCCGGTTTTGCTTCTCCTACTGAGCCGGGCTCTATACTTCAAGAGATCAAAGCATACAATATACACTTAAAGACAATACCACCCAAAGGTGCACCTGCTCTCTTTACCGAGGTCCTCGGGCAAGTGTGTCATTTTTATGTATACGGTGATTTTATTGAACAGAAGGTTGCTTTCTTGCCCGGTTTTGATTATCACAATCCTGGGATAGTATATCCTGAGACCGGCTACAGAAACTCTGGTAGAATTCTTACGCCTATCCAAAAGCAACTACCCTTAGACTCCGGAGAATAAATGAGCAATAAAAACGATTTAAAGAAAATATTGAAGCCTCTAATTAAAGAGTGTATCAAAGAAGTAATCTTTGAAGAGGGAGTCCTTTCGACTGTCATAACTGAAGTCATGAAAGGAACCTCTGGTTCTCAACGAATTGTTGAGACCGAAAGACCAAGACAAAAACAACAAAACTTTGTTGATCGTGAGAAGAAGTTGAAAGAAGCAAAAGCTAGAAAAAAGAAATTACTTGACTCAATTGGAAAAGATGCTTACAACGGTGTTGACCTGTTTGAAGGGACAACTGCGGCACCTGCACCCAGAACTGGTCAAGGACAAGGACCTCTAGATAGTGTTGCTCCTAACGATCCCGGTGTTGATATCTCCGGTATCTTCTCCGGCCATTCAGCAAAGATTTGGAAGAAACTATCAGGAAAGGATTAATGGCTTCAAGACTTACAATGAGACCTCGTCGCAACGAGAGCGGAGAACGTTTGATCAAACGATTCAGACGAAAAGTAAAAAAATTAGGATTGATGGAAGAGCAACGTGAAAGACGTTACTACACCAAGAAGTCCGACAAGAAAAGAAGAGCCAAGCAAAAGGCCATAGCTCGTCGTAAAAAGCAAGAGCAAAAAGAAAAGAAAAACACTAATTAAGTTAGTTTTTGGAGAAATTATGTCAACATTTAAATATACAGCGGGACTGAACAATGTCGGGTCCTATCAGGTATCGGGGGCACCATATGCCACAGGAAGCTTGGATGCCACAAGTACTATTTCCATAGAATTTCCATACGTGACTCAGTGGATAACAATTGTAAACCACGACAACAATCATTTGCGCATTGGTTTTTCAGAACTTGGTGTTGAAGGTACAAATTACTTTAGATGTGGACCACAAGCAGGAAATGAACATTCCCAGAACCTAACTATCAACGTTAAGGTTTCGGAAATTTGGCTTTCAGGCTCTACCGATTTTGATGTCGTTGCCGGCCTTACAAATTTACCGGTAGCTAGAATAAACAATCTATCCGGTACTCTTGGGAATAACTGGTCTGGCTCCGTTGGCGTAGGCTAAGGGAGGTTAGATGGCTGAATTCGGCTGGGCATATGTAGCTGGTGGTGCTATAACCGGGGCCCTAGGTCCTACTGGTTCTATATTACTTAAGAAAGGGGACACGGAGATAAGTGGCTCCCCTAGGCTTGTATTTGATACGGGATCATATGAACTACAGTTACAAGGAACCCTCTCAGCTAGTTCCGCGATTACGGCATCCAATCTAAATCTATATGGTGTCTCAGCAGGAACTCCCCCAAATACCTCAAGCTACCTTGCTGTTGACTCAAATTATAACCTGGTTTTGACATCTGCTGCTGGTGGAAGTGGTGGTGGAGGATCTGGTACGATAGGTGCTGCGGAAGACGGAGATTATACAGACGGACTGTATACTGACTTTGTAACGACAACTCCGGTTGGCACAGCAATTGATAGGTTCAACGAGGTCCTTAAGATTCTTGCTCCAAGTCCAGCGCCGGCTCTTACCGAGATCAACTATGACAACTCCGCAGGTGTATCAGCTAAACTTTCATTCGGAGCATCAGCGGCTATAACTGATTATACATCCTCTGGTACAGCGGCTGGTTTTGATGCTGTTGATATTGGCGAAGTATATGAGAGCGACACCTCTGGCTCTAACTTTAGACTTGGCATCTACGATGGAACAACAGACGTAACTGGTTTCTTAAATTATTCAACGGTTGAATCTGTCAGCAATGGAAACCTAGCTTACTCTAATGATGCGTTTGGAAACGCCAATGAAGGCACACTCAAACTTGAACTCAATGGAACTATTATCCACTCTATTGCTCTATCTGGTCTTGCTGGATCTGGTGATCCAAACAGCGGATCTGCTAACTCTTTAACCGGAGACTCTGGTTTTACGAACGTTTCCGTCACCGCTTCTTCCATCGATGGGAATGGGGCTGAATGGTACATCTTCAAACATAGAACAGCGAAATATAAAATCGATGTAAATGAACAACTGGTCGGCTGGAACTATGCGAGAGTAATTCATACAATTGGTTCAACAGACTACGAGACCAACTACGTTGAGTGGATTAACGATCCCTCAGGTGCAGTTGATGATTTGTCAATTACAAATGCTCGAATCGAAGACATCACAACAGAAGGTAGTGTGTACCTCTCCGGAGTTAAATATAATACACAACTTACTGCTAGCTACAAGGGCGAACTCAATAACATCTATAGAAACGTGTATCCAGATGGGACTCCCGTATCATTCAACGCAACAAGAGCCACAACTCCAAGCGCTCAAGCATTGACAGATCTAACTGCTGGTAGCAATGATGAAACAGGGATTTTTCCAATAACGGGCACTTTCAATCTAAACGGGGTATTGAACCCTTCTCAGACGATTGGGCAAGGCATATCTGTTACACATCCATTAAAAGCAAATTTAGTTAATCAAGGATCGGCAACAGCAACAGGCTTTTTGATTTACGACAGTACCCCTCCAACAACAACAAATCTTATCGAGACTTTCATCGATGAAGATTATCGCATTACATCAGCATCCTATATATCACAACTTGAAGCCTCAAATGGTACATGGGACTCTGAGGTTCATCTAACATCAAGTGGATTATCCGGATACAATGATGGACTGGTTCAAATTGGAACATCACAATACAGCGGCAGACTTTATAGTCCCATTGCCTCTGCTCTCCCTAACAGCGGAGACTTTTCTGCTCTTGCAAATGGAGACGCTGGAAACCCAGACTACTCTTCCGAGAGCGGAACAAGAACATACTTTAGAAAAATACAAAACACCTCGGGTGCTACCAAGTATGACATGGAGATCTCGACAACAAAGAATGGCACAACATTCAATAACTCTGCTCTTGGAACTGGAAACGCACACTTTTACATAAAGATTCCCGGTGTAACCGGCTGGATGGACATCTCTCAAAACTTTGTCTACGGATCTATAACAGATGGTGATGGTGCCTTGGTTTCTGGGGCTTCTAACGATACAGACTCTGGTAACAATACCCACCATATAACATTCGGTACAGCAGCAGTTGCAAATAATCAATACGTTGTTATAAAAATGGAAGCAGATGAGTCGTGGACAGGATACCTAGCACAGCTTCAATTCACATTCGGAGCCTCAAGTGAAACAGCGGCAAGTCCACAAGCCTTATCTGACATAGACGCAAATGATACTGGGACTAGTGCAAAGCTATCATTTGGCTCTTCAAATACAATTACTGATTATAGCAACGCGACAGGTTCTTCAATCTCGCTGACTAACTTTGACTCCAACGACTTATACTCTGTCTCCGGAGATAGACGAGGTATATTCTCCTCTGCTCCAACAATTGACGGAGAGATAAACGATGGTATATCGGCTGATGGTGGTGGAGACTATCCATCCAAAGCTTTTGGCGATGCTTACGATGGTGATCTAATATTAGAAGTCAATGGCTCTGAGGTTCACACAATAGATATTTCGAGCACATTATCGGCGATCAATACAACCAATGGTAATGGATCACGACTTAACGTAAGTGCTGTAAGTTTCTCGACAACATCAGATAGTATACCTGATTACAACAAACCTTATCGTACCGGTACTTATGAGATCGATCCAGCAGATCACAATGTTGGCTGGAATTATGCTCGTTTAATCCACAGAACAGGTGGCGGGGATACAGTTACAAATTATGTTGAGTGGGTTGTCGACCCCTCTGGTTCAACTGACGATACAGCTTTTGGAACAGCTACATTAGCAAACTTCGATCACAATGATGTCTATTACCAATCAGGCATCGGCTACTTTGCTTCGAGGCCATCAGCTAGCTTTGATTTTCTAGCTAGAAATTTTTATCGCAATGTATACCAAAACGGTACAGCCATTAGTTTCCCAACAACAACAAACTGCTCTATCTCTAATATCCGCATAACTGGATCTGGGATTAATACGTTTAACTCGGGTGTTTCATCAACATCAATGCCGGCACTAAATGACACTGCTGGTTGCGAAGTAGCTGACATTCATATAACTGGTACAGTTTTATTTGATAGCCTTACTTCGATAAGCGGCGGACTTGGATTGTTTACTGACTATGATGTTTCGGTAACTGGTCGTGTTCTCCATCCATTCAAATCAGACAGAACAACACCAACCACTTCTAAAACAGCATTCATGGTTTATTCAGGATCTATTGGGAGTACCAATCTTAATACCAATGAATACTTCAATACAGAGGACTATCGTATAGTTTCTGGGAACTATATCTCACAGTCTAATACAACATCATCGGCAAACGCTTGGGATTCAACATTATCAGTCAACGATGCTGGTGGAGAAGCCGCACATAGTGATGGCATGGTAACTGTTAATGGGTATGCCATTTCACCTCTTATGATTGGAAACGCTGGTGACACAAGAAACGCTGCTGATGGTGGTTCGCTTCAAGCCCCAAGTAGCAATCCAAACTACTCAACTTTGTCAAACAGCACGAGAACTTACTATAGATACTTTAGGAATAATTCTGGTCTTGCAAAAGCCACGTTCACCTTGACGCTGTATGGAGATGCGAATCTTATCTCAAAGTCTGGTGCTTTCTATACTGGTACACTTGGGGCAAATAAAAACATCCAAGTTGAACTTAAGGTTCCATTTGATCCGGCCTTTACAGGATTGGATGACACTTCAACGGCATGGGGAGACTGTATCAAACCATATAGTGTTGGAACACAACCAGATTCAGATGGAGTTGGAATATTTAATGGGGGAGGAAGCGATCTCAATCAAACCGTGGGAGGATCTGGTCGAGACATAGCACTACAATTACAAGGCAAGCAAGTCAGAAGTAACCAGTACTTTGTTGTTAAGATATCAGCACATGAAGATTGGACTGGGTATCTATCTAGAATTGCGATAACATATTAGAGGATAGAATGAGCACAGGAAAGACCAATTTAACATCAACGCAATTCGCAGCCAAAAAGCTTTTGGGTAAAGCACAAACCTCGAACTTGAAATCGGACGTTAACGAAGTAATACCTTCAAATGTCTCGATGCCCTCAGAGGGTATTTTTGCTGAAGCTATTCCAAATGATCCGGGTGTCGCTTTTTATACATTGTATTCGGCATCGGCTGGTGGACCAGCAACCGTTGAACAAGTTTATTTTGATATTGTCTCTATTTCTGATACAATATATGATGCTAATGATTCTGGTGGTGGTGGAGATGAGGCTTCTGCTCAAGGCCCTCACGGTTATTATTTAAAACTACCTTCTGACTATGAAACCACCTCATCTAACCCCAATGCTGGGAATGATGTTTTCACCAATGGCAAGCGAGTATATGATTCTCGTGGTGGCTTGCAGATAATTCCTCCTTTGATTTCAAATGCATCGCCTAATCGATATGTAATGAAAATCTACAAAGGTGATCCATCTGATGCTGCTAATGAGATAACATCCGGAGATTCAATCGACTGGCAAGTTGATTACTATGCCGGTACGATCTTTATTCAAGATTACGATGCATCAAAAGTTCCCTTAACCGCATCAGCATACCTTTATGTTGGTAAATTCCTAGACGAAAAGATTTCGGATATCTCCTCTTCTGCTGGCGCGATAGTGGCTAAAGATGAGGGTTCAAATCTTACAACTACCGCTGCATCCTTTAATTTCGTCGGCTCTGGTGTCACTGCTACAAACTCTGGTAATGATGTAACTGTAACAATTGCTGGAGGTGCCTCTTATTCTAGAAGAGCAGTTACGGCGACTATTACAGCTTCTGTTAGTGATGTTATACTTGGTGTCTCTGGAACAGCTGCGATTGACATACGACTCCCCTCTGCTGCTGATTACGATGCTGGACAGCATTTTACCGTTAAAGACGAGAGTGGAGCAGCCAATACAAAGAACATCACAATTCTCGCTAGCGGCTCTCAAACAATTGATGGAGTTGCCTCTGTAGTACTCGAGAGCCCATATTCTGCTGTCAATATATACTCAGACGGCACATCGAAATTCTTCATCTACTAGGTAAATTCATCAGTCATCACACTAGTTATTACGGGAGACCTACGGGTCTTTTGTCATATATATCTTGGAGGATTTTTTTTATGGCTTATAAATTTCAATTAGGAGCTGCTCGTTTGAGTGGTTCTCTTACACAAGAAGGCGACATCAACGGCGAAGGCAATATTGCTATCGCTGACTCCGCTACTATCGGATGTGCTTCTGATGCTGACCTTATTACACTCGCTGACACAGCTGTTACTTTTGCTAGTAACGCTGATGTTAATATCGCAAAAGCTGGCGGTCTTCAGATCGGTGGTTCTGCTGTAACTTCTACAGCAGCTGAGATCAATTTACTTGATGCAATTACTCGTGGTTCAATTATCTATGGTGACGCTTCTGGAGCTTCTGCTCGCTTGGCTGTTGGTTCTGCCAACACTGTTCTTGCTACTGACGGAACTGACATTGGTTACTCTCAAATTGACAACGCAATGATTGACAATAGTGCTGCTATTGCTTTTTCTAAGTTAGCTTCTTTATCTGATGGAAACATCTTAGTAGGTAATGGTTCTAACGTTGCAACTTCTGTTGCTATGTCTGGTGATATCGCTATCGATAACGCTGGTGCGACTACTATTCAAGCAAATGCTGTTGAAGGTACTATGTTGAATGCTAACGTTGTTGATGATTCATCAATCGAGATTTCTTCTAATGCTCTTCAAGTTAAGGCTTCTGGTGTAACCAATGCCATGCTTGCCAATTCTGACGTAACAATCGGTTCTACCGCTGTTGCTCTCGGTGCTACTCAAACTTCATTCTCTGGTCTTACTGGGCTTGACTTCACTGCTGCAAGTGCTGCTATTGCTTCATCTATTGGCGCAAATAACCTTACTCTTGGTGGCTCTACTTCTACCGTTATCGTTGCTGGTAACTTGACTGTTCAAGGAACAACAACAACTGTAGATTCTACAACTATCAACGTATCTTCATCTTTCACATTTGAAGGTGTTGCTGATGATTTCGAAACTACTCTCGGTATTGTTGATCCGGCCGCTGATAGAACTGTTCTTTTGCCGAACAACTCTGGTGTTCTTGCAATTTTTGATCCATCATTAAGTGATAGTGAATTGGCAACTGCATTGACTGCTGCACCTTCTGAACTTAACTTGCTTGATGCTGGTGCTGGCTCTTCTGTAGCTCTTGCTTCTGGTGACGGACTTATCATATTCGATGCTACTGATTCAAATAATGGTAAGAAAGTACTTATGTCTGATGTTTCTACATTTGTTGGTGACAACATTGCTGTAAACGTTCAGAACGTAGCTGCTGCTGGTACACTTCAAGTTGGTGTTAACTACTTCTCAGACATGGGTTCTGATGGTGAAGATGCTGTGACTCTTCCTGCTTCTCCATCTGTTGGACAGTCTGTTAAGGTTAAGGCTCCTTCTGATTGCTCCTCTGCTCGTTATATCACTATCAACCGCGCTGGTTCTCAAACAATTGACGGTGAAACCTCAATTCGTCTTGAGTCTCCTTTTGCTGCTGTTGAACTTGTTTATGTAGCTTCAGACCTTTGGAGAGTATTCTAATCTAAAGTCACATGTTTTATCATGGGGGGTCGGGCTTTGCCCGACCCTTTTTCTATTTATAAAAAGGAGAATTTTTATGTCGTATAAATATTCAAAAGGTTCCCAAGTTATTGGAGATCTTAAGGCCGCCGATGATGCTCAACGGAATACGGTGATAGACTTTGGTGAAGACCAAATTGAATTTCAAACAAGTGGCTCTACAAGAATGACTGTGTCTAATCAAGGAGTTCAAGTTACAGGCTTGATGATTGGAGATGAATATTCACTACCCGACACAGATGGTTCCGCCGATCAAGTTATTAAAACGGATGGGAATGGAACACTATCGTTTGCGACTATCTCTGGTGGTAGCGGCTCACCCGGTGGTTCCGATACACAGGTTCAGATTAATAATGGTGGTTCTTTTGGAGGGTCTAGCGGACTAACTTTTGATGGAGACACGCTTTTCGTTAGCAGTTCGCTTCAGTTGGTTGGAGATCAAAGATTATATGATCCTGACTTTGCTTCTGATAATGAGAGGAAAAGAAGCTTTACATACAAGTCACACCGACACTTTAGACTAATATCAGCTAATACATGGCATGATGTTGTTTCTTTCAGGCCATACAAGACCGGGACGACGACTGACCCTGAATCTAATTCATTTTACGCCGTGGTAGGCTTCAGACTTGAAATACATGGCAGCACAGGTGGTGTTGGTGCTGGTAGTAAAAGTAGAGTTGGTCATGTAGCGTACAATGGATCATCAGCTGATTCTGCAAATGCTTCGGATACATCTCTAGGAAACCCTATTAGTACTCGAGTAAACATGTCTGGGTGGACCACAACACTGCAAATTAATCCAAATCAAAGTGGAGCAAGCAGTTTTACTGGTGTTGTTTATGTAGAGATATATTTTACAAGAGGCGAAGGAAGTAACGGCAATAATATAGAATGGAGTATAACATAATGTCAGATTCAACAATAGAAATAGGAAACGTACACATAGAAGGTGTAATTAAGCTTCACGCTCAATCAGAAGCACCGGCAACAGAAGATCATCATGCTCACATATATGGCACTTCCTTAAGTGGCTCAACACAAATATTTGTACAAGATAGCGATGGAAATCAAACAAAAATCTCTCCTCACAATGAACAAGGCGAGTGGGAATACTATTGTCGCAATACAAAAACTGGTAAACACATCAAGATTAATATGGAGAAAATGATCCGTAAGCTTGAAGAAATCACTGGTGAGTCTTTTATCGAGATCATAGAATAGACTTTAAAGTCTTTTTCTTTGTTTTGTCACTATTTAGAATGATACGTATACTAGGAGTAAGCATTAATGTCTTCAATGTTAGAACAAGCTATTGTAGATGCACAAGCACTACGAGAAGCAGCACTTAAAAATGCTGAACAAGCACTTATAGAAAAATTTACACCTCAAATTAAAGAGGCTGTTGAAACTCTCCTTGAGGGAGATATGGCAGAGCCTAAACGAAAAGCTTCATACAATGGAAAGAACTACACTGTTCAAGATGTTGAAGATGGTAAAGCCACCATTATGCGAGGAGGTGAAAAGTCTTTCGTTGTTTCCGAAGGGGAGCTCGGAGAGGAACTCGATGAAGAGTTGCTCCAAGAAGAAGAGGGCGCTATGGGTGGAGGAGCAGCCGCTCCTGCTGCTAGTCTTTCAGCTCCTTTTGCTGGATCTCCTGTTGTTGATCCGAATCAAACAGTTGAATTTTCTGTTGATGTTGAAGAGCCTGTATATGAATTTGATCTTGAGGCCTTGAAATCTGAGATGGATGAGGAAGAACCAGCAGATGATGCTGATAAATCAGGTCCCGATCAATTACTTGGAGATCTTGATCTTGCTGGCGATGAGGATCCCTTAGCAGATCTTGATCTTGGTGATGAAGATGAAGAGGACGATCTTATTAATGAGATTATGGACCTCATGAACGAAATGGGTGAAGACGAAGTTATAGAAGAAGAACTTAAAGTCGACACCTCAGAGCAAAAACACGGTCACATCGTAACTGATGAAGCGACCAAAAAATATGATGAAGAGCTTCGTAAAGCCCAACTTGAGTCTGATGAAATGAAAGAAGAGTTGGAAGATGAGAAAAAGAAGAACGAAGATCTCAAAGAAACAATTAAACGATTTAAACACAAGAATAAACAATACAAGGATGTTGTTGAGAAGCTTTCTCAAAAACTCAATGAGACTCTCCTCTCCAACGCTAAATTGCTTTATTCTAATAAAACTTTGAGCGATGCCTCCCTGAATGAGCGACAAAAGACAAAAATTGTTGAAGCCATCGCAAAGTCGAGAACTCCCGAAGAAGCGAAACATCTTTGTGAGACTCTTAATGCTACGGTCACATCGAGTAGAGACGCAAAAGCTCCTCGAACCCTAAGCGAGTCAGTGCAAAGAAAGTCAAATCTTTCTGGAATTCTTAACACTAGAAAACAGCGAGTAAATGAATCTGTTGAGCATACCTTTGCAGACAAGATGAAGAAACTTGCTGGGATCAAATAGATATACTTTTGGAGGTTATTAAAATGTCTATAATTGAAACTCTTACAGAAGGCATCGTGAACCGCGACATGAAGAAAGAAGGCGCAGCTCTTCTTAATAAATGGTCAAAAACCGGTTTACTCGAAGGTCTTCAATCCGAGCATCAGAAGTCAACTATGGCTCGTCTGCTCGAGAACCAAGCGAAGGAACTCCTTCGTGAGGCAAACACAATGGAAGGTGGTAGCGTAGAAGGTTTTGCTGCTGTAGCTTTCCCAATCGTTCGTCGTGTATTCGCCGGACTTATCGCTAACGATCTTGTATCTGTTCAGCCCATGAGCCTTCCTTCTGGACTCATCTTCTTTCTTGACTTCAAATTCGGTAGCCCTGCTGCTGGAAAGCAAAATACTGCTACCACAGATTCTATCTACGGTCAAGGAGTTCTTGGTTCACAAGTAACCGGTGGCGTTCAATTGACCAATGCCACAATGGACAAGCAACCATACGGCATGATGAGCGCTTATGCTTCTGCTACTGGTTCTGTCAATGGCACAAACCTTTGTGCTGATATTACAGAATATCTTGATGGAACTTCAATTACCACAGCTAACATTGATGGATCTCAACTGCTTTCAACCGTAATAGCTGGATCAGAAGGGGAGAAAGTAAAATCTCTCTTGAATTACGATCCTGATGTCCTTGCAAGTGGCTTTGCTTCAGCTAACTACGTTCGCTTTGTAACAATCACAAAGTCTGATCTTACTGACCTTAGCTCTGAACGTGGAAATCTTGAAAAGATCGATCTTAGCAATACCAATGCTGCACAGCTTGGTGGCGCTTCTGATGGAGCAACACAAATTCGTCGTCTTCAGCGTGATCACAAAGGTCAATCTGGTGAGGTTCTAATGCCTATTTTTGGCACCAGTGCTCTTAACAGCCTTGACATCACTGATGTTACAGCTTCTTTCATGGTTAAGGATCATCTAACTCAATCAAACGCTCTTGGAAGTGTTATTGGTGGAAACTTCTTCCCTCTTGAAAATGAAACAGCAATTCCAGAAATCGACATCAAAGTTGATTCAATCGCTATTACAGCTCAAACCAAGAAGCTGAAAGCAAAGTGGACTCCAGAACTTGGACAAGACTTGAATGCTTACCACAACTTGGATGCTGAAGTTGAATTGACTTCTATCCTTTCTGAGCAAATCGCTCTTGAAATTGATCGTGAGATTCTTTCTGATATCGTTAACGGTGCAACTGCTGGTACATTCTACTGGTCTCGTTCTCCTGGTCTCTTTGTTGATCGTGAAACTGGTGCTGAACTCGGTGCTGCTTCTGCTGCTCCTGATTTCACCGGTACAGTTAGCGAATGGTATGAGACTCTCATTGAAACCATCAATGATGTTTCTGCTCAAATTCACCGTAAGACTCTTCGTGGTGGAGCTAACTTTGTTGTTGTTTCTCCTGAAGTTGCTAACATTCTTGAATTCACCAGCGGATTCCGTGCGAACGTAACTGCTGATGCTGACAAGGGTGATATCGGTGCTGTTAAGGTCGGCGCACTTAGCCGTAAGTTCGACGTTATTGTCGATCCTTACTTCCCACGCTCTGTGGTTCTTGTAGGACGCAAAGGAAGTTCTTTCCTTGAGTCTGGATATGTATATGCTCCGTATGTACCACTCCAAACTACTCCTACAATCTTCGGACCAGAAGACTTTGTACCACGTAAGGGTGTCATGACTCGCTATGCGAAGAAAATGGTTCGCCCTGACATGTACGGTCTTGTTATCGTCCGTGGTCTTCTTGGTGAAGAAGGCGCTTCCTAATCTCTGATTTAGGTTGATCACCGAAACCCCCTTCCATTTTGGTTGGGGGTTTTTCATTTTTAGAAAACTAATTATAACAACTTGGATTTATTCTCCTTGGGACGGGGCGGCTGTCCCTAGAAAGATTCATGCCGAGGCCGCTGGTATGTTTCATTGATTAAAAACGAGTTATTGCAATAATATTAAATTTATAAGGAGAAATATTATGGGAAATCGTAGAATGGGAGCGCGAAGAATCAACGCTCTTCTTGGCTCAAATTTGGCTGAGGACAATAGAAATAGCGCTGGTGCAGGCATCAAAGATGCTATTGAATCTAGCACAGTGCACAGACAAGGTTCGCAAATCACAACAGAAATAGTTGTCGATCTTGCTTCTAGCAAGGGCACTCTTAAGAGTCCTGGTACTATTAATCAAGTGATTGGAGTTAGTTCTTCTAGTGGCACTCACGCCGATGCTTATTTAACTCAATTGACTACCGCTATTAATGGTATCGTAACTGATGCTGAAATCATTTGTACCGAAACTCCTACAACTGGAGAACCTGACATTAACTTAGTTTACAACGCCAGTGCTACATTGGGATTTGGAGAAGCCGGTGGTACAGACACTTTGGTAGATACTGGTGCTGATTTTGTAATTGGCTACAATAAAGTTGGAGCTGGTGTAAATGACAATGCTGCGGCTAATGATTATGTATACTTAACCGCTGGTGTAGCATCCCCAGACAACAATGAGTATGATACCGGTAAGCTAGTCATCAGAATATATGGTTACGCTGTTGGTTCTGATCTGTAGGCTCTAAATGAATAAGCATAGAATTTTAAAGATAAAAGCAAGACGTGAACAAGAGCAAAAAGCTCTTGCCGCTGAAGCCGAAAAGAAAAAAGCAGCCGAGGCTAAAAAGAAAGCCGAAGCCGCTAAGAAAAAGAAACAAGCTGCAAAGAAAAAACAGTCTGACTCTGAATAATCTTACAGCACAAATAACAAAGCCTCTCTCGTAGAGGCTTTCTCTTTATCTAAACTATTTAGATATGATACGGAGGACTATGAATGTCATTACCAACCTTAACACCAACATCTCAAACATCAGCGATTATATTGCCTGTGACAGGAACAATAACAAACGTTTCCGATGCTTGTCCCATGGGAGTCTACATAGGCTCTGATGAATTTCTGACAGGTGCTTTACAACAAGTCAAATATACCTACAAGAGATTAGGTGGTGATGTTCTAGACATTGAACTCACAGAGCAAAATGTCTATGCGAATTATGAAGAAGCTGTTCTTGAATACTCGTATATTGTAAATCAACATCAAGCAAAGAATATCCTTGGTTCGGCTCTCGGAGGAACCACGGGCTCCTTTGATCACAAGGGTGAGATAACCAGCGGCCCAGAGAACGTTCAACTTAAATACCCAAAGCTTAACTTTGAGATTGCTTTTCAAATGGGCAACAAGTTTGCAACAGAAGCTGGTATTGGTGGAGAACAAACCATTTACTCTGCTTCGTTTGAACCAGAAGCCGATAAGCAAGACTACGACCTTCAATCGATTGTATCCTCAAGCTTTCCTTCTATTGTTGGAGACAAAAGAGTTAAGATACGTCAAGTATTCTATGTGACACCACGACAGATGTGGAGGTTTTATGGTTACTATGGTGGACTCAATGTTGTCGGAGATATGCATACATACGGTCAATATGCTGATGACTCAACATTTCAGGTCATCCCAACATGGCAGAACAAGATTCAGGCTATATCATATGAAGATCACCTCTATACGAGAACATCTCACTACAGTTATGAAGTTATTAACAACAAGCTTCGTCTTTACCCAATACCAAGCACAGTTTCACCAGAGAAGTTCTGGTTTAGATTCACAGTTGATAATCAGGACATCTGGGAAGATGACAACAACGGTGGAGAAGGTGGTGTTAACAACATGAACACTCTTCCATTTGAGAATATTCCTTATGAAAATATCAACTCAATTGGTAAACAGTGGATCAGAAGATTCGCTCTCGCCTTGTCCAAAGAAACTCTTGGGCAGATACGTGGAAAGTTTGGTGGAAACGTGCCGATTCCTGGGGAGAATGTGAGCCTAAACGCGTCCGATTTGCTTTCACAGGCTAAGGCAGAGCAAGACGCTCTTCGAGAAGAATTAACCAAGATCCTTGACGAATTGACGTACAACAAATTGCTGGCTACAGATAAAGAAATGATCGACAACGCCAAGGCTATTGTCACAGAGTCACCGTTGAAAATATTTGTAGGATAATTGAATGTCAGAAGATAATAAGTGGAAAAAACCCGGCTCTCCTCCACCTCCCATGTTCTTTGGGAAGAAGGAAAGAGACCTTGTCAAGCAGGTCAACGATGAAATCATTGAGAGAGTCGTTGGTCAACAGGTGTTATACTTCCCAATTGACATTGAGCACACAAACTTTCACCCTCTATATGGAGAAGCAATAGAAAAGAACTTCCTTCCACCCATAAGAGTTCATGCTCTTGTTGAATTCCAAGGGGTCGAGACTACAGGTATCGAGAATCTGTACTTAGATAAGCTCACCAAGATAAAAATCAACTTTCACAAGCGAAGATTGACTGAAGATCAGAATTTATTCGTTAGAGAGGGTGATTTTGTGCGTTACGGAGAGGTATTTTATGAGATTGTAAAGCTTATAGAGCCAAAATTACTGTTCGGACAGGTTGAGCATCGCTTTGAGATCCAAGCAGAGTGTATAAGATCAAGGGATGGACTGTTTAATGCCGAATAAAGTGATAGAATTGCAACCCTCAACCATCGAGACCATCGATACGGGTATTTACAAGTTTGTGGACGAGAAATTAGCTCTTCACACAACAACAAATGCAGGATTCAAGAAGGTTCCGGTGCTTTGGCTTGGATCAGAGAGGGCCCATCAGATAAAAAACAACAAAGAGATCCGTGATGGAGTCGGAAAGCTTAAATTGCCATTGATTTCAATCAATCGAGAGTCAATAGCCAAGGATCCAAGCTTCAAAGGATCCTTTCAGGCACATGTATTTGAAGAAGGAGACTACAAAGGTGGTGCTATCACTAGAGTTCGTAGAATCCAACAAGAAAAGACAAGAAATTTCGCCAATGCTGACTTTGCTCGTGGCGTAGACAACGTTCAAGACACAGGGAGAAGTGACAATAAGAAGATAGTCTATGAGCATCTCACCTCTCCCATACCAACCTACATAACCGTTATGTATAATGTAACTTTGAGAACCGAATATCAACAACAAATGAATGATCTCATGACACCTTTCATAACAAGGACAGGGCAATTAAATAGCTTCTTATTTTCTGAGGGTGGACATCGATATGAGGCATTTATTGACCAGAGCTTCTCTGAAAGCAAGAACACAACCAACTTGAATGAAGATGAGAGAATGTTTGAGACAAAGATATCAATCAAGGTATTGGGTTATCTAATTGGCGAGGGTGTCAACAGGGACAAGCCGCAAATAACAATTAGAGAAAATGCTGTTGAGGTTAGGATATCTCGAGAGAGAGTTATAACAGGGGATAAGGCCCCATGGAAAAAGAAAGACAAGGACTATCGAGAATAAGTCCTTTTGAAATACAAAGACACTATTTACTTGAGAATAATAGTTTTAAGGAGAATTTTTAATGCCTAGCAAATTTGATTTTATATCACCCGACATCCTTCTTCGTGAAGTCGATTTGAGTGAAGTACAACAAGACGTACAAGATGATGGTATTCTTATCATAGGATATGCCAAGAAAGGACCTGCTATGAAGCCAGTAAGAGTTTCTAGTATAGACGATCTTGAAGCAATCTTTGGTGCACCTCAACCTGGTGTTGATGTTGACGATGTTTGGAGAGATGGGAATTACGCCAATCCCACTTACGGTCTTTATGCAGCCAAAGCATGGCTTGCGTCTGAGACATCACCGGTTACGTTCATTCGTTTAGTTGGAGAGTCAACTAGTACAACTACCAAAGCCGGTTGGACTTTAGGAGGTGGAGCTTTCTCTGCTACTGATCCTGCTGCAAATACCACAGCTTATGGACTGTGGGTATGCCCTTCCGCTTCTTCTGGTAACAGTGCTGGTGGTTTGGCTGCTATTTTATATGCCGAAGCTGCTGCTCTTACCCTCTCTGGAACAATAGCTGGTACATCTGACTTAACATCTTCCGCTGGTATGATGATCGTATCTGATGGGTCAGATTATGGTGGGTTCACTTTAGAGGTTCACACTGCTGCTGGTACTAGTACAAAGCATAGCTTCTGTTTGGATCCCAATTCAAACCAAAACTTCATTAGAAGTGCTCTGAACACAAACCCACACGCACTCGCAAGTGCTGCTCAGAAAGACACAACTTATAAGTATTTCTTAGGTGAAACATTCGAAACTGACCTATACGAAAAGCTAAACACCGCCGGATCAGCATCTGCTGGTAAGCAATTTGGTATGATTCTTCCACTGGCTAAGCAAAGCGCAGCTGCAAACTGGATCAAGCATGAACGTGCGGCTGCTACTTCAAAGACTGGTTGGTTTATTGCTAATGATGCAGCTCCTCAATTAAACACAGGTTCTTTTGATTCCTCAAGTTTACAGAAGCTGTTCCGCCTAGAATCACTTCATGAAGGAGAAGACTTCCAAAAGAATTACGCTGTTCGTGTTAAGCTTGAGAAGGTTGGTACAAACGCTTCACCAGACTCTTTGTTCGGAATTGAAATCCTACAGAAGGACGCTCTAGGAACCTTCCGTGTTGTTGAATCCTACAGCTCTTGTAACTTAAATGAAAATAGTGATGACTTCATTGCCAAGAAGATTGGTGATATGAGCATGTCATATGACTCTACTAAAGAAAAATATATAACCACAGGAAAGTATCCTAACAGATCAAGCTATGTTCGTGTTGACATGGACACCAACTACAAATCTGTTGGGCGCGGTGCTCTTCCGTTTGGCTTCTATGGCCCAACTAAACCTAAAGCATTCAGTATCACATCAGGCTCTGCTGCTCTAGCTTCGGGCGCAAGTACAGCATACGTAATGTCAGCTATCAATTCATCCATCTATGGTGGTCACGATGCGGCTTCACAATTTGCAAAGTTTGAATCAGACGTTACAGCTTCTTTCTCATGGCCAGAACTCAGATTAACAGACAGTGGCTCCAATAATGGTAACCACTACAGCAAAACCAAAGACTTCGGTATTCGTCATTACCGCTCTAATGTTTCTCAAGGTCCTCGACTCTATGGAAACATAAGCAACGATTATCTAGATCTAGTAAGAATATTGCCTAGTGGACTAGACATTCACACAGCAGGTACAGATCTCGAGAATTCTTTCATCTTTAGCTTTGATGAAATTGTACAAGATGCTACCAACTCAAACAAATACTATTATAAAGAAGGCTCTCATGCCGACGGAACAGCTTACACAGCTTTGAATGGTACTGCTGCTCTTATCGAGACAGCTGAGGTAACTAAGTTCGTTGCTCCTTTCTTTGGAGGATTCGATGGAACAAACGTGTCTCATGTTGACCCATTCTCAAGTCCTAAGCGCCTTGCTTCACAAAGCGAGATTAGTCATTATGCTTATGCTGCTATGCATAAGATGATTGACTCTGTTAAGAATGCTGAGACAATACAATATGAAGTTGTTTCTATTCCCGGTCTAACTAACACTAGTCTTGTACAAGACCTAATCGACAATACAGAAGAAAGAGGAGACTCTTTAGCTATCGTTGATGTTGACTCTGGTTACAAAGGGTCTCATGAGTACAACACTGCTGGTAAGAATGACGGATCAGTTTCTACTATCGTTACCAATATCAAAGCTCAAGATTATGATACAAGCTATGCTGCTTGCTACTATCCAGAAATACAGTTAACTTCCGAAGAAGGTAGCGCTATACTTCCACCTTCTGTTGCTGGTATCGGTGCTCTAGGTTCATCGGATGCTGCTTCTGGTGCTCCTTGGTTTGCCCCAGCTGGGTTTAACCGTGGTGGTATCAAAGAGCTTGGTGGCTCTAAAGGACCAAAAGTTGCAAAGGCTCGCGAAAGTCTTTTGAAGTCTGATCGTGACAAGCTTTATCAAGTTGATATCAACCCAATTGCTAACTTCCCAGCGGAAGGACCAGTTGTGTTCGGACAGAAGACTCTTCAACAGACTGCTTCTGCTCTTGATCGCATCAATGTTCGTCGTCTTATGATCTATCTGAAGAAGCGTATCGGCGCTGTTGCTCGCACAATCCTGTTTGACAACAATGTGAACGCTACTTGGAATCGTTTCAAGGCTGGTGCTAACCCAATCCTTTCAGACGCTAAGTCTCGCTTTGGTTTGGCTGAGTACAAGTTGATTCTTGACGAGACAACAACAACACCTGATTACATCGATCGTAACATCATGTATGCTAAGGTTTTCATCAAACCAGCGTATGCAATTGAGTTTATCGCAATCGATTTCAACATCACAAGCTCCGGAATTGAGTTCTAAACTATTTACAGTATAATAGGAGAAAATATACAATGGCTAATTTTTGGACAAGCAATAATGTAGAACCCAAGAGAAATTTTAGATTTAAAGTGCAAATCACAGGACTTGGAGGCGCTGATGTTCTTTGGTGGGCTAAGACAGTCACCACACCATCTTTCGATGTTTCTGAAACAGAGCACAACTATCTGGATAATAAATTTTATTTTCCTGGTCGCGTTTCTTGGAATGAAGTATCTTTGTCTCTTGTGGATCCGATCTCCGTTGATGCTGTGGCGTTGACTAATGAGTTGCTCACTAGCCAAGGATATGTGGTTCCAACAAATGCTGATGACAACGTTACAATGTCTAAGGCTAAAGGAACTGTAGCTCTTGGCGACATCACTATCACAGTATTTGGTGCTGAGGGTGATGAGATAGAAGTATGGACTTTGAGACACCCGTTCATCAAGTCTGCTAAGTATGGTGACTTAGATTACAGCAATGATGATCTACGAACCGTAGAGATGACCTTGCGATACGATTGGGCTTCCTGTACGATAAAAGGTACTAAGAGTCCCAAATCAGGAACAAACTACTTCTCAGGCCCTGGTATCTAGTAGAGGTATAGATGGCTTTCTGGTCAAATAACACACTTGAACCACTACGCAAGTTTCGTTTTAAAGTGACATTTGCAGGCGATACTATATGGTATGCTAAGTCTGTTACACAGCCCTCTCCAGAGGTTTCTATGTCCGAGCATCAGCTTATCAATCATAAGATAAAGTACCCCGGTATTGTAACTTGGAATGACATTGATATTGTTATTGTAGACAGTGTTGATGAAGGTAGGGGTAAAAATTATTATGGTAATCTTTTAAATTCCGGATATAGATTTGACGGACAAACTGCGGACGGAATAATGAAGAAAGCCAAGCATACAAACAATAATGTAACAAATGTTTTAATAGAGCAGTTGAGAGCAGATGGAGATGTTCATCAAACATGGGAACTTATAAATCCATTTGTAAAATCAGTTAAATTTGGAGACCTTGATTATTCTTCAGATGATCTCCTTGAAATAACAATAACCGTTGCATATGACTCAGCAACATTAACTTAAGAGGTATAAATGAGCAGAAACAAAGATAGACTTGGAGGACACTCTCCACAACCAGCAGAGGCCCCGGCACAAGCCGTTGAGAAAGCCTTTGATCCATTAAGCTTCGTAGCCCCAACAGAGTTCGTTGAGCTTCCATCAAAAGGAAACTACCCCGAGGGTCATCCCTTGTGCGGAGAAGAAGTTCTTGAGATTCGTTTTATGACTGCTAAAGAAGAAGACATCCTCTCGTCTCAGACACTCTTGAAGAAAGGGATAGCAATTGAACGTATGCTTGACTCCCTTATAATAGATAACAGAATTAAAGCTCAGGATCTATGGATTGGAGACCGCAATGCTCTTATTATTGCTGCTCGTATCTCAGGATATGGAGCTAACTATAAAACTCAAGTTGGTTGTCCAGCTTGTGGAGAACGCAACCATATGGACTTCGATCTCACCAAGAAGCAGATCTTGGAATCAGAAACAGATGACTCCATCCCTTTAACTCTAGTGGATAATGGGAACTTCGCCTGCAAGATGCCTTTCTCTAAATTTAACATTGAGTTCCGTCTCCTCAACGGAAAGGACGAGCAAACTCTAGCTAAGTTGATGGCTGATAAGAAGAAACGAAAGTTAGCCGAATCAAATCTCACAGATCAGTTTAAGATGATGATCGTTGCTATTGAAGGTCACAAAGACAAGCAGATTATATCAAAATATGTCGATAATATGCCAACTTTGGACTCCAGACACCTCAAAGCTTGCTACAAGCTGGCTGCGCCCGATATAAAAGTTAAAGACGATTTTGAGTGTAGATCTTGCGGATATGGGCAAGAAATGGAGGTTCCGTTTAATACGGACTTTTTTTGGCCTGACCGATAAATATTCTGAGGCTCTCTACGAACAGTTCTTCATAATGAAACACTTTGGAGGCTGGTCGTTTACTGAGATGTACAACCTACCTATAGGACTGAGGAATTGGTTTTGCAATAGAATGCAGAAACAGTACGAAGAAGAGAGCAAACAGATGGAGAAAGCTTCCAAAGGAAGAAAGTAATGCCCTGATGGGCATTTTTTTATGCAAACTATTTATGTTAAGGAGAACTGCTTATGCTTGTAATTGATCTGGAAAAACTAAAAACCCAACTGAATGAGACGACTTATGAGGCTACCGCTTGGTGGACCAAGAAACTTCTCAAACTTCTTTATGGAAAAGATGTTCAGGTTGTTGCGAATATCAACGAAGAGAAGGAGGAGCCTGAATTCGTTATTAAGGGTAAATACAAAGATGTCAAAGCATACGCCATGGCTGTGGTGGCTGAGAAAGAATTCTTGGATGCCTATCGTCATTATGGCACAGATCATCCACAGACTGAGAAAAAGAGACACGAATTGAGAAATAAGGTTGATGGCTTTGAGCAAACAACTGGTCTCGTGTGGCCCTTTAAAGACGAGGACTAAATGAATGGATTTAAAAGCACTAGTCGATGCGATCACAAAGCTTGAAGGTGAAGATCTCAAGAAAGTTCAGAAGGCTCTTAAGGTTGAGGCTGAATCTAAATCAAGAGTCGATGATGAATCGATTAAGAGATTTAAACAACTAGGCCTTGAGGCAGATGAAGCAGCTTCCGCTGTCGAGAGATTAAAACTAGCAGAAACCGAGTATCTTGACTTACAAGCTAGAATAGCTCAAAGGAACGGAGATAACATCAAGTTTCTCAAGAACATGAGCAAGCTGTACGATGAGACGGTTGCCAAGCTAGATATGCTGGAACAAGCCTATGTTGATGTTGAAAACTTAAGTCAAGAGCAAGTAGAGCAAAGAGCAAAAGAAAGACAAGAGATTCTAAAACGTATCGACGCTACCGGTTTCGAGATAGATACGTTGAGAGACCTCAAATTACAATATGAACAATTGTCCCCTGTTTACGAAGAGGCGGTTGAGAAAGGCGAAGAGTTAAGCAAGGGATTTGCTACTGCTGTTTCAAAGGTCTTTCCAATGTACTCGAGAGCATTTACAGGCATCCTAAAGAAGTCAAAAGAGTATCTTGAAATTGTGAAGACTCCCGGTGGCTTTCAAGGGTTGCTAGATGGTGCTCGTAAAGTCATCAATGTAAAGAACATTATGATCGCTGTAACCGGACAGGTTATACTGGCTTCCTTGCAGTTGGCCATGGCCGCAGATAAAGCCTCAGCAGCATTTGCTGCTCAAACTGGTGCTGGGCGTGAAATGACCGCTGTTATCTCAAATGTCGCTGGTGCAAATAGAAACTTGGGTCTATCGGCGGAGTTAGCTGGTAAGGCGGCAACAGATTTGTATGAGAATTTCTCAGGCTTCATGCAGCTAGGACAAGGTGCACAAGAGTCTCTAACTGAGACAGTAGCTCTCCTAGGAAGAATAGGTATTGATGGAGCAACAGCAGCCAAGACCTTAACTCTATTCAATAAGAATATGGGTCTATCTATTCATGAGTCCGAGAGACTTACTAAGCAACTTGCTATGATGGGTACGGAGATTGGTATCTCATCATCAAAGATGGTCAAGGGATTTGCGGAAGCTTCCAAGTCACTAGCGGTGTACGGGAAAGGTGCTGTCAAGGTATTCTCTGATATGGCTGCACAAGCCAAAGCAGCCAATGTTGAAGTTGGAACTTTGATGGGACTAGCCGAAAAGTTTGACACCTTTGAAGGAGCGGCAAACTCAGCGGGTAAGCTTAACGCCATCTTGGGTACTAACATCTCTGCTACTGAGATGCTTAACATGAAAGAGAATGAGAGAATAGAGACTCTCATCAGGTCCATTCAAGCTCAAGGAATTGCTTTTAAAGATATGGACAGGTTCTCGCAGAAAGCTGTTGCCAACGCTGCTGGTATATCAGACATGGCAGAAGCCCAAAGGATATTTGGTATGTCAGTTAACGACTATCGCAAAGGCTTAAAAGGTAATGTCGAAGAGGAGAAGTTCCAGCAAGCTCTTAAAGATACCATGGACATCATGGAGAAGCTGAAGAAGATCGGACAAAGCTTTGCTATCTCTCTTAAGGGCACGATAGATGTTGTTGCAGGATTCCTTCAGAAGATACTGGATCTTAATGACCTACTTCAAGGCTATTTAATCCCAACCGTTTTTGTTGTGGTCACAACCATGGTAGCGTTGGGCAAGGTGTTCGCTCTATTGGCTCCTTTATTGCCGGCAATCGGTACAGGATCTGGGCTGGCAGCACCAGGACTAGCAGCCCTAGGAAAGGCTCTTGGATCCAATGTGGTTAATTTCGTTAAAGGTGGTGCTGGTTTAGCTGTTGTGGGTATAGCTATGGGTATATTTGCTATAGGGATCGCAAAAATGGCTTCCTCTATGGGCGCTGGTGGTTCTATCGGTATGTTCTTGGGAGAACTGGCTGTTGGTCTTGTTGCTCTGGGTGGCGCATTCTTAGTTCTCGGATTGATGGTTGCAGGTCCTCAAGGGCTAATATTTGCCGCAGGGCTTACAGCAGCCGCTTCTTCTATAGCCGCTATTGGACTGGCGATTTCAGACATTAATGGAGAGAAGCTAAAAAACCTCGCTGATATCTTTAATATTCTTGCAGGAAGAGAGATCAAAGCGGGAGCAACCATTTCGTTTGCAACGGATCTAAAATCATTCACAGATGCTTTGATAAACAAAGAAGCGGTCCTTAAGCCTATGTTAGGAGACCTTGCTCTCATAGCAACAGGAAAGACCACACAGGCAGTCACCACATCAGCAACAGCTTACAACTTCCAACAATTCTCAGCCAAGTTTGACAACATCTTCCAGCCAAAGATCACGGTGAAGATCGGAGAGAAAGAACTTAAACACGAAATCATGAAAACACAGAGAGATCAATAATGCCAAAATATCACGTAGAAGACAGTCCCTTAAACACCCAAGCCAAGGAGTATATCAAGAACACCAATTCAAAGCTTAATATAAGAAGTGTAACCACCGGCAACTCAGTTGAGTTCCCCGCTTTCCTAACAGACTTCTCTCAAACGTTTGATGCGACTTGGAACACAGAGGACGTCTTTGGTAGAATGGATCCCATAGCAACATATCAAGGTACCAAGAGAACGATGTCTCTAGGTTTTGATGTACCGGCTGGTAGCATCAAGGAAGCCAAGTGGAATTTGCAAGCGTGCTCGTTGTTGACCTCTATGGTCTACCCGGTCTACAATAACATTGCTGGTTCTCAAGTGCTTTCCAAGCCACCTCTTGTGAGAATACAATTCGCTAATCTGATACAGACAAGTGTAGAAGTGGGTAGTGTATCTAAGCAGGGCAAACAGACACCCCAACAAAAGCTTAATAAACTAAAAGCAAATAGATCTGAATTTAGCGATTTTGAATTGGGACAGGAAAGAGGTAGTCTAGTTTCCGTTGTCGATCCCTCTGGTGGGCTTTTGGGTTGGATATCCGGTCTCAGTTGGAAGCCCAATCTAGAGATGGGGATGTTCACAGAGAATAAGCAATTGTATCCAAAGATTATATCGATCTCCTTCTCATTCAACATACTTCACGAGAAGGTGCTAGACCAAAATAGAATAGCCAGCACGAACTGGCCATTTGGAGATTAATTATGTCAAGATATTTAAAGAGAGAAACAGCAGTCAACAGAGACGAACAATATGATAAGCTATTTGAGAAGAGAGGTATCAAGAAGGTGATCCAATATCGCTCTCCAAAAGCAAAGTACGTAACAGACGAGCAATTGGCTTCAATCGAGTGCTATGAGTACATATGGGCATTTGGTGATTCCTTTCAGAAACTAGCTCAAAGGTTCTATGGAGACCCTCGTGAATGGTGGGTGATTGCTTCATTTAACAGAACGCCAACCGAGAGTCACGTCAAGATGGGAGACAAGCTTAGAATACCAATATCTCTAGCTGATGCATTACAGGTGGTGTCCTAATGGCTGAAACAGTATTGCAAGAAGCCGGATTAACCGGAGATGAAACTGATAAGGCGAGTGCTGACAAGTGGTACGACAATTATAAAGATGAGTATACTGCTTATGGTATAGTCGACAAGGAAGTTGATTTTTTGATCGAAAATTTTAAGCATTACTCTTTGTCAGATAAAGCTTATATCTTTGCCTTTCCCAATGAAGTTGCTTATGGTGGTATTAGGAGAGTCGCGGAGATCTTGGAGGGCAAGAAGCAACTAACTCCAAATGACAAAAAGTTCTTCCTAATGTATGGCGGGGCTTGGCTTAGTTATGGCAAGGGGCAATGGGGCAAAGAAGATATAAAGAATGTCGAAAACCTGATGCAGAAATTCATCTTTGATAAACTTGGCGGTGGAACAGACCTGTTTGCCGGTGTCGATGCTTCATATGCAGATTTTTCATTTAATCAATTTAAAGCCAAATCAGCTGATGAGATAAATGCGTGGCTTGAAACAGACCCAGAGATAAACGGTCTCAACAGAATAGCATACTCAGGTGGAACCTCTCGGACTTGGTATTGGTTTCAGAATCCAATTAAAGAAATACCATCTAATGTCAAGAAAGGAGACTTTACTTTCACAGACGCAGAGAAAAAAGTTTTAAAACATAACTTTTTGTACCTTCCAAAAGTAAAATATAAGTCTTATGCTCCGGGTCAAGACAATACGGTGAGAATAAACAGCAACTTAGAGGCAATTGGAGTAGGCGCGGGAACCGAGGGTGGTTTTTTCACAGACGAGAGGCAAAATTATGTTCGAAGGATTTATTATCAGGCCTTTTTGCGCCTTTTAATCACCAAACATTACAACATACTTGTAGCAAAAGAGGCCAACGATACAGCTGCGGAAGCGCAGATACGCGCTCA